AGACCAAGGAATGAAACTCCGTTGGATACGTACAACCCTAAAAGGTGGTGATGATTATACAAATGTTGGTAAACGAATGGCTGAAGGCTGGGAGTTTGTTTCTCTTGATGAAGTACCTGAACTAGCACACACATCTGCAATTAAAGATGAAGGTCGCTACAAAGGCACTGTATGTCGAGGAGATTTGGCACTTGCTAAGTTGCCACTCAAACGTGCAGAAGCTCGACAAAGACATTTTGAAAACGCATCTGCAGAGATGGTTGATGCTGTCAATGCACAGCTTGAAGGCGCATCAAATCGCAAAATGCCTATTCAAAATCAAAGCAAAACCAATGTAACTAAGGGTCGCACCCCTTCTTTTGATTAAAAGGTTGCGAAGTCTGGTTACTAAATTTAAACACTGAAGGAGAAAAATATGTCTGCTACTAAAGTTACTGGACTTCAGCCTTCCCGTGTTCGTGGTGCTGCACCAAATAGTAACGGCCTGAACGAATATCCTATTGCTTCAGGTGCTACGGCAATGTACACAGGTACTCCTGTACGTATTGCCTCTGGTACACTTACACCGTGCGTAACGTCAACTGAAGTGCCTGTTGGTACTTTCCAAGGTTGCCGCTATGTAGAAAACGGGGAACAAAAATTTAAATCCTACTATTCTGGCGTGTCTGCTTCAGACATCGTTGGTTTGGTAAATGACAATCCGAATCAAACTTACATTATTTCTTCAAATGCCACAGTTGCTGCTGGTATTGTCGGAAGAAACGTAGAAGTTAGCTCAATTGCTGGTGGTTCTACCTTTACTGGTAAATCAACCATTGTTGCTAAAACGACTGCTGGTACAACTGGTAAAGCTACTAATGGTGCTTTGCGTATCATTGGTATCGTTGATGAACCTGGTAATGCAGTTGGCGATGCGTTCACGAAGATGGAAGTTGAGTTCAACCATCGTGCGGATGATTATCAGAATGTTCTGACTTCAGCCGTTGTGACAACAACCAACTAAGGGAGATAAATAATAATGGCTATTAATAGAGCAAGTATTGCAAAAGAGCTTCTCCCTGGTCTTAACGCCGTATTCGGCCTTGAGTATGGGGAAGTTTCTGATGAACATGCACCTCTGTATGAAGTTGAAAATTCAGACCGTGCATTTGAAGAAGAAGTTCTCTTCACTGGCTTTGGTACTGCACCTGTAAAAGGTGAAGGTGCTGCCGTATCTTATGACGATGCCCAAGAAAGCTTTACATCTCGTTACACACACGAGACTATTGCCCTTGGCTTCGCCGTTACGGAAGAAGCTATGGAGGATAACCTCTATGACACATTCGCTAAACTGCGTGCCAAAGGTTTGGCTCGTGCTATGGCGAACACTAAACAAGTTAAAGCTGCTGATGTTTTCAACAACGGTTTTAACGCATCCTTTGCGGGTGGTGATGGCAAATCTTTCTTTGCCTCTGACCATCCCACCATTGGTAATGGCGACCAAAGCAACCTTCTAGCTGCCTCTGACCTTTCAGAAGCTGCTCTGGAAACTGCACTGATTGCTATTTCTAAAACTAAAGATGACCGTGGCATCCTAGTTGGAGCGCAAGCCGAAAGCCTGCACATCCCATCAGACCTGGCTTTTACTGCAGACCAGATTCTGAACTCGCCTCTGTCAACCACGATTGTTAACAATGCTACCAATGTCAACGACATTAACAGCATTCGCAATCAAGGTCTTGTCCCGAATGGCTTCTTTGTGAATCGCCGTTTCACGGACACGAATGGTTACTTCATTAAGACTGATGTTCCGAATGGTGCGAAGATGTTCGTCCGTTCACCGCTTCAGACTAAAATGGAGCCTGACTTCGACACTGGCAACCTTCGCTTTAAGGCTCGTGAGCGTTATGCGTTTGGTTTCAGTGACTGGCGTGGTTTCTTCGGAAGCGCAGGTGCTTAATTAAAACACCTATACGTTAACCTTTAAAGGGGGTGGGACTTGTATCTCACCCCCTTTTTTAGTATAATATACCTATTGACATTTTTATAGGAGCAATCAATGACTAATATTAGAAGCGCATTTGTTTCTGGAACTGGTACTTTTGTAGATTCTCTTACTAGTGTAACTGTTACTGACACCCGTGTACGTGGTGTTAACTGTGTAGGCACAGGTATCGTAGTTATCACTGGTACATCTGCTGACCCTTTTGGTAATACCAATGGTGGTCGAATTAAGTTTCAAGTAAACGGAAACAATTATCAGGATTTCGCAGATAATGGTATTCGCATGTCAGGTAAAATTATTGTATCGGCAGCAACAACTATTTCTACGACTATTTATTATGGCTAATTATACTTATCTTGTTACCGACATTATCGAAGCATCTGAAAACGATGGCAGCGAATTTGTATCAGCTATACCCAATATGGTTAATCGTGTAGAAGAACGACTAACTAAAACATTGGATGACTATGGCTTGGTAACAATTACATCAGTTACACTATCCGCAGGTAAAAACGAACTTACTCTTCCTTCTGGAACACGTTATGTAAAGAATCTTCGTATTGAAGATAGCGGAACTAAAATTAATTTATTGCAAAGAACAGACGAGTTTATTTATGATTACTGGCCTGTCAGCGCAAGTACAGGAACTCCAAAATATTATGCAAAGAAAACAAACACCAATGTTATCGTTGCTCCTACTGCAAGTGCTACTTACGGTGGGGAACTTGTATATGTCGCTAGACCAACAACACTAACCAGTGCAAATCAAAGTAATTACTTTTCTGACTTTTGCTATGATGCCTTGTTTTATGGTTGCATGGTCGAGGCAGGTGACTTTATGAAAAACTTTACAGTAAGTTCATATTATGAACAGCGTTATCAAAATGCAATTGAAGCATTAAGAAATCAAGCACGTAGAACAAGGCGTGATGATATGGAAGCACCTGCTTCTATGGTTGGTGAAAACACACTAGGGGGTACACCGTAATGGTAAAAAAAGTTGCTAAAAAAATTGTTAAAAAGGGAACCCAACTTCAAAGAGTAGTTTCTGAAGCAACCAAAGGAGAAGGAAAATTTAAAGAAGCAGCTAGAACAGAGCCTCTTTCTGGTACATCCTATTCAGACTCTCCTGGTTTTGGTACTTCAAATGTAGGTAAAAAATCAGTTGCTGCTGAAGAAAGTATTGTTAAAGCTAGTATGTCTAAGACACAAAAAGCCAAACAAACGAAAGCGGCTAAACTAGAAACTAAAGAAGAAAAAGGAACAATTACTGCTGCAGAAAAAAAATGGCTTAAAAATTATAATAAAACACAAGAGGCTGATACAAAGGCAATTCAAAAATCTATTAAAAAAACACAACAGCAAAAAAAGAGTAAGGCTAAAGGTGTATCTCTTGCAGGTTCTGAAAAAGCTGGTGGTAGAAAAGCTACTGCAACAAGTGAATATAAAAATCAAAAAGACTTTAAAGGAGATAAAATTAAAGTTGATGCTTACGGAAAACCAACGGGAAATACAATTACTGCGGATGGAGAGATAATAGGTAATCCATCAGACCGTATGATGGAGCAAGCAGCAAGAAATTTTATTGCTAGAAATTCAACGCCAAAAAATAGAAGAATAAAAGCACAGGTGGCAGAATTAAAAAGACGTAGCCCTAAAGGAGAGCTTACTGAAAAAACAACAGACCCAAAAACAGGAGAGGTTACTGGCGTATTAAAATCAAAAGTGGGGAGTAGAAATCAAAGTAGAACAGCAAAAGATATGTCTGGTGTAACAAATCCAGTTAAAGGCCAGAAAAAAACATTTAAACAAACAGGGGGCAGAATAAAAAGTAAACCCCGTGGCGTAGGTGCTGCAACTCGTGGATTCGGAAAGGCAATGAAATAATGAAAGATGTTCCAGCAGATAATACAGGTCTAGCAAAGCTTCCAACCAAAGTTCGTAATCGCATGGGTTACAAACAAACAGGTGGTAAAGTAACTGTTGGCTCTACAAGTAAGGGAAGTACACGTGGCACGCCTTCACAAGGTGTAAGAGCTTATGAAGCACAGATTAAAAACAAACAAAAGTTTTTAGATGATATGGCTAAAGAAGAGGCTGCTCGTCTTAAAGGAAAAGGCGGTGAGATTTATTAATTATGGCAGTTAAATCTAAAAAACAAACCGCTAGTAAAATTAAAAAAGTGGCTAAAGGTTTAAAGAAAGCAAGTAAGACTCATGCTAAACAAGCCAAGGTTTTATCCAGCATAAAACTAAAAAAAGGCGGTAAAGCTAAAAGCCGTGTAAATGAAGCGGGCAACTATACAAAACCTACAATGCGTAAAAATCTTTTTAATAGAATTAAAGCAGGTAGTAAGGGCGGTGCGCCTGGTCAGTGGTCAGCACGTAAGGCACAGATGTTGGCTAAACAATATAAAGCAAAAGGCGGGGGCTACAAATCGTAGTATGTTAAATGAAAGTAGGAAAACCAGGGTACAATCGAAGGACTCACAAAGGTGGTTTAAAAAAATCTCAGCAGTCTCTCAGCAATTGGACAAAGCAGAATTGGAGAACTAAGAGTGGCAAGAAGTCAAGCAAGACTGGCGAAAGGTACTTACCAGAAGCGGCTATTAAGGCACTCACCCCAGCAGAATATGCGGCGACTTCGAGAGCAAAAAGAAAAGGAACTAAACAAGGAAAACAGTTTGTTAAGCAGCCTAAAGCTATAGCAAAGAAAACAGCTAGGTATCGCAAATCAGGCGGCAAAATTGGTAAAGCACCACACAATAGGATATACTAATGGCAGTAAAGAAAAAAGATTCAAGATTAGCAAGAGCAGGTGTAAGTGGTTTTAATAAACCAAAACGTACACCCAACCATCCAAAGAAGTCACATATTGTTGTGGCTAAAGAGGGTGACAAGATTAAAACTATT